TATAGGGTTATTTATGTTACAGCGAATAATCCATATAATTCTAAATTTAATTGGTTGTTTAAAAATGAATTTCTTGATGATAAAAAAAATTTTGTATCAGCATATGATAAAAGTTTAATTTGTGCAGATTATCTTATTGATGATAAATACGAGAATGTAATTGATTTCAAAGGAATTGGAATTTTATTTAATAATCCATGGAATGAAGGTTCCCTATATCATAATCGCGTAGAGAGTTGGAATGATATTATAAATAAAATTGAAGAGGGAGTAATGTTTACATGAAACAAATTTTTTTAATTTCTGGGAAGGCAAGATCGGGAAAAGATAGTACGGCAAATTTTCTAAAAGAAAAATTAAATGGCAAAACATTAATACTACATAATGCGGATTTTTTAAAAATGATCGCCCAAAAATATATGGGATGGGATGGAACTAAAGATGATCATGCTCGTACTCTTTTGCAGTGGCTAGGAACCGATAGGGTTAGAATAGAATTGAATAAGCCATTATTTTGGGTAGAGAAAGTTTGTGATGCAATAGAAATTGTAGAAGATAAATATGATTATTTTTGTGTGCCAGATTGTAGGTTTGTGAATGAAGTCTACCTTCCAAAAGCAAGATTTCCAAGATTAGCAACATCTATAAATATTATTAGAAATAATTTTGATAATGGATTATCAAAAAAACAAAAAAATCATTTATCGGAAACATCATTGGATAATTTTATTTTTGATTATGTGATTGAATCAGAAAGTGGACTAGATAAATTAGAAATTGAAGTAGATAAATTTTTAAAAAATATGAATATGAAAGGACAATGACATTGACCAACAGCTTCGCAGATAATATTATGCACTTACGTTATTCTTGGACTAAAGAAAATGGAGAAAAAGAGACTTGGGAAGATATTGCAAAAAGAGTTACAGACAATGTTTTATCAATTGTAGAATTAGATAAAGAAACAAAAGATGAAATTTATAAAATAATAGCCGATAGAAAATTTATTCCTGGGGGGAGATTTTTAGCTCAATCAGGAAGACTATATCATCAAACTAATAATTGTTTTTGTTTAAAAGCAGAAGATAGCAGAGAAGGATGGGGAGATCTTGCTAAAAAATCTGTTCTATCTTTAATGGCGGGTGGTGGTATTGGCGTGGATTATAGCAATTTGCGTCCAGCAGGAAGTCCATTAAAAAGAGCAGGAGGAACTTCATCGGGCGTTATTCCAGCGATTAAAGTAATAAATGAAATAGGTAGAGGAGTAATGGCGGGTGGAAAAAGAAGAAGTGCAATCTGGGCAGGATTACGATGGGATCATCAAGATGTTGAAGAATTCATTAAATTAAAAAATTGGATATCCGAAGTAAGAGTACTAAAAGAAAAAAATTTTGATTTTCCTGCTACGGGAGATATGACCAATATTAGTGTCATACTAGACAAACCATTTTTTGACGCTTATAATAATTCTAATAATAATATGCATCAAAAAGCTCAAGATATATACTGGAAAGTAATTCATAGAATGCTAAAAACAGGAGAGCCTGGTTTTAGCGTAAACTATAAAAATTCTTCAGAATCGCTTAGAAATGCATGTTGTGAAATTGTATCTGATAGAGATTCAGATGTTTGTTGTTTGGGTTCAATTAATTTGCCTAAAATATCTTCTATTGAAGAATTAAAAAAAGTTTCTGAGTTAGGCATTATATTTTTATTGGCTGGAACAGAATATTCAGACGTTCCATATACTTCTATCCGACAAGTTAGAGAAGATTATCGTCGTTTAGGTATGGGTATTATGGGCATACACGAATGGCTTATTCTACATGGACATAAATATGAAGAAAATAAAGAACTAACCAGTTGGTTAGAAACTTGGAAAAAGACAACAAATTCATCTGCAAAATTTTGGTCTAATAAATTTAATATGAATGAACCAGTTGCTAAACGTGCCATAGCCCCAAATGGAAGCATATCTATTGCGGGAGGAATGACTACGAGTGGAATTGAACCGATGTTTTCTCGTGCATTCCAGCGTAGGTATGTAACCCCTACAGGTTGGAAAAAACAATATGTGGTTGATTTTGTCGCCGAAAGATTATATAGCCAAGGAATTAACATAGATGATTTAGAAGATGCATATACTTTAAGTCTCGATGTAGAAAAAAGAATAAAATTTCAAGTATTCATTCAAAAATATGTAGATAATTCAATTTCATCTACAATAAATATTCCAAAATATAAAAAACCTGGGAATAATAATGAACAACAATTTGGAGAAATATTATATCAATACTTGCCAAATCTTAGAGGTATCACAATATATCCTGACGGAGCAAGGGGTGGTCAGCCATTAACTGCCGTTGATTTCAAATATGCACTTGAAAGAAAAGGCGTAGTTTTTGAAGGACACGAAGAATGTGGTGATGGGATTTGTGGATTATAAAAAAGGAAAACAATGACGGCTTATGACTAATGGTTTATATTTTTACTCTTGACAAAATTATAAAAATGTGGTATAATATAACTCTTATGGGGTGTAGATACCCACCTATTTACATTCTATAAGAATTTAATGCGGGGAAGTATGTATGAAAAAAGAATGTAGCGGTATAATTTATAAAGCAACATTTTCTAACAGCAAATGTTATATAGGTCAAACAACTGGCAAATTGAATTATAGAAGAAAAAGCCATATAAATTCAAAAGATAGCGAAAATGTCGTATTTCATAATGCAATAAATAAATATGGCGAAGATGATATATCATGGGAAATTATTGATACAGCAACTTCAATTGAAGAATTAAATAACAAAGAAATGTATTGGATAAATTTTTATAATTCGTATATACATTCAAAAAATTCTAATGGTTATAATATGACATTGGGCGGCAATTCAACTCTTGGTTGGATACCTTCGGAAGAAACCAAAGAAAAAATAGGCAATTCCAATCAAGGAAAACTTTCTGGGGAGAAAAATCCTCAATATGGAAAAACAAAAGAGCTTTCTCAATGGTGGGGAAGAAAACATACTGAAGAAGAAAAAGAAAAAATAAGTATTGCTAATAAAGGCAGAATATTTACAGAAGAACATTGTAGAAAAATAAGCAATAGTCTAAAAGGAAAGATGAATGGGGTTCCTAAAACAAAAGAACATAAAAATAACATATCTATAGCTAAAATGGGACACACTGTTTCAAATGAAACTAGGATAAAAATAAGTCTGAAAAATCGTGGAGAAAATAATTTTTGGGCTAAACTTAGTGAAACTCAGGTAATAGAAATTATACAAAAATTAATTAATGGTCAATCAAATAAATTATTAGCTCAAGAATATAATGTTTCTATTGAAATTATTTACGCAATCAAAAATAATAGAACATGGAAACACGTATTACCAGATATTAGGCATCTATTAATAAAAAAGAACAAGAGGAATCATAAAAATGGAAATTAATGAATATCAAAAACAAGCTGAACGAACAATGAAGAAATTAGGAAATCAACAATTAGACTTAGAGCATATGTTTTACGGTCAAATCAGTGAAGTTGGAGAAGCCGTAAATATGTTAAAAGCCCATTATGTTTATGGAAAAGATTTTGATATGCCAAATATAATTGAAGAATTGGGAGACATTGCTTGGTTTTGGGCAGGGGCTTGTACAATATTAGGGTTAGATGCAAACGACATTCTTCAAAAAAATATAGAAAAATTAGAATCAAGATATCCAAATAATTTTACGGAATATCATGCACTAAACAGAGATCTTCCGAAAGAAAGAGAAATCTTAGAAAAGTAAAAATGGTAAAAAAAAGCCCCCGAAGGGGCTTTTATATTTTATTTAATTTTACTTAAAAAGTACACTTGCTAGTAATCCCGCATTTGATAAAACACTTAGTATAAGAGCAATTTTAACTTCTTTTTGAATATCTTTTTTATCAAGATGTTCATTCCAAAGAGTTTTATTCTTAAATTTCATTCCCTCGCTACCATTGCCATTAATATCTTTTTCTAATTCCGAAAGAACTTTAAACGCTTGTTTACAATATACAATATGTTCACCAAGTTTTTTATCTAGTTGATGCAATGTTTCTAAAATTTCAGTATTAGTTGTTCCATTTGCCATGTTATAGTGCCTCCTTGATATATTTTTCATCAGCAGACACATAACAAATTCGTTCAGGAATTCTAATTGGCTGCCAAGTTATTCCACTTCCTTCTTCATATTTTGGTTCTCCTGCTTTTTCATAAATTTCACCCTTGCGAGTAATAACTGAATGTGTTCGTGATTCATATACTGCTTCTGAACGCCCCCATAATTGATCTACTAATATTTCAACATGGGTACTTGGTTCAGGAGGTTCTGGAATAGTTGTTTCGCCAGATATATAATTTAAAAGATCTTGTTCTGTTCCGTTAAAATAATTATGATCAATAGTTACTCCACCGACTTTAATCTGGTCGCTGAATTGCTGAATTAGCCACTTAGTAAATGGTTTGGGAAGTTTAATATACTGGGCTTCTCGATATTGAGCAAGCCAAAGATCATATTTATCTGACCAATCAGGACTACCTACATTATCTTGCCAAACGTAAAATCCTGTATAAATTATGGGCTTTCTTCCAAATAATCTTTCGATTTCTTCCAAACATATTAAAATATGGTCGGGATTAAGATAAGGATTATTATATTTTTCAATATCTAATGCGGGTGGAAAATCTTGATTTCCTTGCGTTGCTTTCCAATACTCTAATGCTTGTTTTTTTGGTTCACACCAAGTTTCTTTTCCTCCCCAAATAATAGTCTGTCTATAATACCAATACGTTCCAGTAAGCAATCCATTGTCTTTGGCAAGTTTTACATAATCCTGAGAAAAATAATCCTTAATTCCTTCGCCTGCTTTTATAATGATAAACTTCCCGCCCTTTGCTTTTAGTGCATTATAATCAAGTTTACCTTGATAACCTTCGTGTGCATCAAATCCTAAAATCATATTCTTTCCTCCTATTCATATATATTTATAGCCCCACTTATGTAAAAACATAAATAGGAGTCAATTTACTAAAAACCATAAT